CACCATTAGTAGAAATGTAATTTACTGTTACAAAATTAGAATCTTCGAGTTTTTTACCAAATTTACCGTCTCCAAAGAGTATTTCATACTTTTCATCAGCAACTTCTTGTAAAAGAAAGATTAAAGAGTTGTTTGTAACGTCAACAATGTTATTAGTTAACTTATAAATCGTTTTTAGGTTAGTTGCAGTGCTATTTGGTGATACAGATACATTAATTGTTGATGTATCTACTCCTTGGTTGGGTAAAATGAACTTTTCAATAGGAACATTATCTCCAGTCTCCCTATATGTGAAAGTTTTAGTTAAATATGACCCTTCTTTGATATTAACATCAGTAAAAGTTGCAATTTCATCAACAACAGGTACTGTTACATCATTCATTATAGCAAAACTATAATTTTCACTTGAAAATGTATTAGAAACAGCTACAATTCCTGCTTTTAATGTTAAAGTTAATGGTTGAACTGAATATCCAGACGTATCAACGTAAAAACTGACCTTTGCAGTTGATGCTTGCTTCGATCTAGGGGTATATCCAACGTTACGAGCCAAAGAAGCAACATTTTCTCTTAAAGTTGCACTATCAATGAAGACTTCATTGGCAACCATGTTGCTATTATATGCAGTAATATAAGAATTATACGCTAAAGTGTCTATTAGGACCGACATATTCGATCCTTCAAAGTCAAAATCGGTAAAATTAGAATTTGCCCTCAAATAATCCTTAATTTGAGTCTTTATTTGATCAAAATCTAAATTTGTAAATTGAGTTAATGGCATTTATCTAAATGATTCTAATAGAAAATTGAGTGATTGAGGTTGTGCATCAATCCCAACAATATCATAAACAAGTGTTACATCAAATGCGTTAGAATCATAATAAGGAGTACAATCTACACTCCTTAATTTAACTCTTGGCTCAAAATTATCAATAGTTTCTGTGATTTCTTCACTTATAAGCGATGCCGATGAAGTATCCATCAGTTCAAATAGACTTTCACCTAACCTTGAACCCAAAAATGGGTTAAAAGGACGTTCTTGTAGGTGGGTTAGTACTAAATTCTTGACAGAGCGAGCTATCGCATTCTCATTCTTTAGGGGAATCACGTCCCTAGTGACAGGATGAGGTACGAAAGACAAAGAAATGTCCTTAAAAGTACGTGAGACTCGTTGGACAGGCATTATACGCTAATATTTTTTATTATTTAGCGTGTTTATTAGGATTCCAAAGTTCTCCGTCTTGTGTATATGGATCTTCGTTCTCTAAATCCTGTATTACTGCCCTTTCATGGAGTTCTCCATCATGAATTCTCTTCTTTCTAGGGGTTAAATCGTCTTCCCATATCTCTCTTAGCAGCTTATTATGTTGATCAGCTGCTAAATTGTCTAAAAAATCGTTTTGAGCTTCCATTTTAGTTAGAATTCCAACGTGGACCAGTCTTATCTGACGTACTATTTACATTTCTATACTCGCAATCAACTAATTTACCGTTTCTTTCTGCAACATAGATCCTATCATAGCATTCAAACCCACTTTCTTCTAAGAATTTGTCTAATTCTTCACCTGTGTTAGCATTTTCATAGTCTTCTGACTCATCATACTCTGCATAGATGAAATCTACGTTCTTTAAATGATCTCCAGCACTCTTAAGTACCTTTAAATCATTACCTTGCGTGTCAGTTTTGAGTACTGATACCTTTGTGTAATTTAAATTATCTAAAATTTCACTTAAACTAATTGTTTCGACGGTATATACCCTGTCAACGAGGTTTTCAAAACGTCCAATTGGTCTACAAAGAGAACTAGTGCCAGGATCTCCACTAAGTCCGTAGAAATCTTTTTCTCTGGGTTGATCGACATCAGAAATAGCAGCTTCAATAAGGTAACATCTATCCCCCGCATCGAGAGTCTCCAAGTGCGAGCAACAAGATTTAAAGTTATTAGGATGTGGTTCGATTCCAATAACATAGACGTTTGGGTCATTACGTAACCATTGGGTGGCGTTGGGCATATTAAATGAGAGACCTACATCAAAGCGGAGTGTTAATCCGCTTTTGAGTTTCTCGTTAATTAATTCATAATCTATCATCCTTGTCCCCTATATCTCTTAGGTGCTTTATTTCGAGACGAGGCCGCATATTTGGTATGTTTGCCTCTTCCTTGTCGAGTTTTTTTGGGTCTTGCCTCTACGGTCTCGTTACCAAGGACTCCCTTAGACTTTGCCATATCTTAAAGTACCCTCGTTTTCTCATGTCCAACACGTATCCGAGGATCGCACCAGATATCATATCCAGCTTCGATAGCATCTAAACAGAAACTAACGTCCTCTCCACACATGTCTTGAACCGCACCACTTTCAAAGACTTGCATCTTAGGGGCAAACCAAGGATAAGAAATCTTCTTATCTTCAAAAACACCATTCTTAATCATGACCCAACCGAAACCTGTGTAGTCTACGGTGAAAGGCTTCTTACGCTTAGAAATAGTATCTACGGTTTCATGATTCATGACTCCACCGTTTTTACGGAAGTCATCTTCTTCTAACCAGTGTGCAACAGAAGTAGTCTTACCATCTTCAGTAGCATACCATCCAGCAGTGATACCTTTTTCGTCACCTTCAGCAGGTACGGCAAGATCACATAACTGCCAGAACTTTTCTGATGTGAATACGATGTCTGAATCAATCCACAACTGATAGTCATACTCTAACTTACCATCCCAAGGTAATTGCTCAGGTCCACGTAATACATTTGCACCTAATACCTTACAACGTGCAAAGTTAACCATAGAGGAGTAATCCTGACTAATCTGGATACTCATATTGTTCTGAACCATGTCGAAGCAGAGCTGAACGAAGTTCTTTAAAAAGACAAAAGAACATCCTCTGCCTGGTAGACAGAAGACGATCTTCTTTCCCTTCATTCTAGCTTTAATAGCATCTATATCCCACTCTGCTTCTTTCTTTTTAGGAGCAGATGCTTTTACGGTAAAACCTTTTGCCATGAATAATTAACTCATCACATTCATTATACACGCTATCTATATGATTTGTCAACTAAGTTCCTTTATTTTATCATCCCAATATTCTCTGTCTTCATCACTTATCCAAGGATTATGTTTCTGTACCCATGCATGTCGTAGCCACTGCTCTTTAGTCCAATCTTTCTTAGGACCAAGATGATGTTTTAACATTATGGTAAAAAGGTAATTACAATTACTATTCTAGTATCTTTACTTGGTGGTCTAGCACAATGATTTAAACTACCATCAAAAATTAATACATCATCTTCTTTACCATTATATTCTTTATCTTCCACAATTGTAGATCCTCCATGTGTATCCGTCAAGTAGATAATCATATTATCATGAGGAAAATCATGATCTACATGTAAAGGAGAAGGTAAATTATTCTCTGTAGGATATACTGCATTTACATTTATTCTGTATATTACTTTTGGCCATATATCATTATTAAGAGCAATCTCTTTGAATACATGTTCTATATGATCAAGATGCTCTGAATTTTGTTTACTGTATAAAGAATTAGTAGTTAAAGGTCTAGTTAAAGCTCTATGACTTAAAAAAGGAAAATCTTCATGACCTTCCTGACATTCAAATGCTGTGGATTCCATTCTAAACCAAGGAAAGTCTCCACCTAATATAAGTTCTTTTAATTTATTATAAGATTCTGTTTTTGAATTCTTTAAAAATCTAGTAACTGTCATTCCCTTCTGGTAAACATGATAAAACTCTCTCAAAACTTAAGTCTGCTACTTTCCCCAATGGAGTACTTGGACCACACATACTGTTCAACATACTCCATCTAACATTAAAATCATCTTCATTCAAATTATAAAAGAGTACTTCTCCCTTAGCATATATGTGGTAACTAAACTCTGTCATAGTCATCTTCGATCCTCACAATGTCTTCTTCTATACACTCATCACCTACTTGAACCTCGATAATAGTAAGACCTTCGTCTCCTGCCATGATACGATGATTCACCTTGGTGGGGATATAGAAGTATTTACCAGGATAGGCTTTTAGAGTATCTTCTCCAAGTATAATCTTCCCATACCCTTTGACACATACCCAATGCTCACATCTCTTATAATGATACTGTAATGACAACTTCTGTTGAGGTTTAACTATTAACCTCTTTAACTTATATCCATCTTCTTGAAAATGATCTTCGTAAAAACCCCAAGGGCGGAAAAATCTGTACATAAAAAAATATAGGCGGGGTTTTTTATATAGAAAAAATTTGC